GAGCTTTCAGACACTTGTAACACCACTTGGAGCTTTACGGCTACTTCAGTATTTGTAAAGAGAGTAGAGAGCTGTGACGAAGACGCACAGGGTCAAACGTTACCTTTTACATTTGATGACACAACCTTATATATAGGACAGCCAACAAATACAGGTATAGTATTAATTGAGTACCCTTACACAGAAGACGCAGACGGAAACTTAACACTTACATTACTAACAGGAGACTTTACAATAACTTATAAATTAACACGCTAAAAGCTTTTATATGTCGTTTGTTTTACGTATATTGCATAGATAATTAAACCCTTAAATACATAAATATGATAGAAAAACTAGTAAAAATTCAAAATGAGCTTAAAGCACCTAAGAGCCAATACAACTCTTTCGGTAAATACAACTACCGTAATGCCGAAGATATATTTGAAGCAGCTAAGCCAATATGCTTTAAACACGGTCTATTCCTTAGCACTTCGGATGAGGTTATAGAAGTAGCAGGCAACCTCTTTATAGAGTGCACCGCAACTATCACTGATGGAGAAAAAAGCTTTTCAGTTAAAGCTCAAGCGGGTCTAGATTTAAACCGTAAAGGTATGGATAAAGCACAAGCAAGTGGAGCATCAAGCTCATACTCTCGCAAGTACGCTTTAGGAGGCCTATTCTTATTAGATGATACCAAAGATGCAGATGCAACCAACACTCACGGCAAAGCTCCTCAGAAAGCCCCCGTGTCAGCGCCTACACCTCGATTGCCTTTAAAAATGAATTCAGAAGCATTCTTAAAAGCTATCCAGGCAGTAACTAATAAGACCGTAACTATAGAAGCTATAGAGGCAAAGTATAGTCTTGAGCCCGCGGTAAGAGTTGCCTTAGAAAAAGCCTTAGAAGCTGAGTAGTAAAATAAATTAAAAATAAAGAGTAAAAAGCTTTCATATGTTAAATAAATTGCGTATGTTTGCACAGGCAATATTGCCACAATTAAATCCTAATAAAAGCCTTTAAGAGAGGCGCAAAAATTATGAGTTCAATTATATCAGTAGGAATCAACAAAAACAAGATTCAATTCAATGAAGCCGGATGGGCAAATGTAACAGTGTTTTTAAATGACGAAACCAATGTGTACGGTCAAAATGCTTCAGCAGCAATGGACCAGACTAAAGAACAGCGGGAGGCTAAAGAGGCTAAACAGTATATTGGTAATGGTAAAGTTGTTTGGACAGATGGTACTATCACGGTAGCAGAGCGGGTTGAGCAAGGAGTAGAGGCTAAAGAGCAATCGATGGCTGGGCGTGAAAAGCCAGACCTACCGTTCTAAAGGTTAGTTTTTTATGGGGAGCTTAATACTAGGCTCCCCCTTTATTATTAACCCTTTAACCTAAAAAAAAATGCTTACAGATTTTCAATTTATTAAAGACCGGTTGTACGATGTAAAGTATGACCGTATAGAGCAAGGTATGGGACTGGGTGTTGACGAAGTAGACCAATTCTTAAGATACAAGAAAGGAGCTTTTAACCTTTGTATAGGACACGCTAATACAGGTAAGACTACAGTAATCTTATACTTGATGATGGCTTACTCTTTGAAACACGACCTTAAATGGCTAGTATTCAGTTCTGAGAACACTGACTATAGTATAGCCAGAAAACTATTAGAGTTTAAAACTGGACAACCAATTCAGAAGATACCTGATGCTCAAATAGAGACCGAGATGGAGTGGATTAATGACCACTTCAAGCAAGTCAAAGTAGATAAACTATATAACGTTAGAACACTCCTAGATGAGGCCAAACAAATCCTTGACGTATGGCAGTTTGATGGTATGCTAATAGACCCTTATAATTCCTTAACTAAAGACGCAGCTTTAATGCGCTCAGTTGGAGGAGGACACGAGTATGACTACCAAGTAGCTTCGGAAATGAGACTATTTTGCAAGAACAACAATGTAACTATATGGCTTAACGCTCACGCAGTAACAGAAGCTTTAAGAAAGAAGCACCCACACGGTCACGAGTTTGAGGGATTACCACAGCCTTGTAGTATGGCAGATGTTGAAGGAGGAGGTAAATGGGGTAACAGAGCTGATGACGTTATATCAATACACAGATATACACAACACTCTACTAGATGGATGGTTTCCGATATTCACGTAGTAAAAGTTAAAGAGACTGAAACAGGAGGAAGACCAACAAGTATGGACACTCCAATAAGTCTTAGAATGCAACCGGGAAATGTTGCTTTCACAATAGCCGGTAAAGACGTCATAGACCATTCAAAAGTAGCAACCCTAGAAGTACCTAATGTATCACCTGAAATAGCTTTTTAATATGAAAAATAAAAACAGAGCTTTATTAATGCTCACAGAACACCACCAAGAGTACATCAAAATGGCTAAAGCAATTGCCGGCAATAGTAATGAGGTTTTCAATTATGCAGAAGATTTTGTGCAAGAAGCTTATTTAAAGTTAGCTAAATATGATGATTTATTTGATAAGATAGTAAATAAGAACGGTAAAGTTTCTAAAGGATATATGTTCTTTTGCTTACGTTCCATAATACTAAACCACTTAAAAAAGAAATCTAATCTAAAGTATAATTACTTAGGTAGTCAATACGATTTTGAAGAGAAGTACAATCATATAGATGAGGGCTTAGACCAAGAAAAGCTGGGAATAGAAGCTTTAGAGACTAAGATGTACCGAGTGTTAAAAGAAGAGGCAAAATGGTTTGATTATGAGCTATTTAAGACCTACATAACAACAGGCAAGAGTTTCAGGACACTAGCGGAGGAATCTAAGATAGGTATAAGAACTATTTACCTTAGTATTAAGCGGTCTAAAGTTATTATAGCCGAAAAGCTATTTGAAGACTATCAAGACTTTGTGAATGAAGATTATGATTTAATTTAAAATAAAGAGTAAAAAGCTTTTATATGTCGATTATTTTACATATATTGCAGTATTAATAATTAAACCCTTAAAAAATGGATATTAACGAAAGAGTATTTGAATTACACAGCGAAGGTTTCAAAGCAGGTAAGATAGCTCAGAAACTTAGAATTAAAAAAGCAGCAGTATTAGACATCCTAGGAGAAGCTGGCAAAGAAGGCTTAGGAGACATTGTAACTAAGTTTACAGAGGTCACCGGTATTAAGGCAGCAGTAGAAGCTATAGCAGATGATTGTGGCTGTAAGGCGCGCGCTGAGAAGCTTAATGACTTGTTTCCTAATAGAAGACTTAATGATTTGCTTACAGACCAATTTGACTATCTAAAAGCATTTTTTGAGCCTAAAAGACCTACTAGCGTAAGCTCTCCGCAACAAAAGAAACTTATAGAGATATACAATCACGTATTTAAATCTAAGCGTAAGGTTTCCAACTGTGGTCCTTGTATCTTAGGAATGATTAACGAACTACAAAAGGTATATGACAGAGCTAACGAGTAATAAGTTAAGAAAGATGAACATATCTACGCTAACTAATTTAGCTGACCAACTAGCTACAAAGCTACAATGGTTACATAGCGTAGGTAAAGACGAAGAAGAGCCCGAGCAGTATAAGAGGTTGGCGTCAGAACTCTTACACGTAGCGAACATCATTGAAGCAAAAGAAATAGAAAAATCTAAAAAACCTAAAGTGAATTATGGCAAATAAAAAGAAAAGTAAAAACAAAGACGTTAGACCAAGACTACAAGGAGCAAAGCTAGCATCTTTTGAGTTCTTTAATAACAAGGAATCTAGAGTATTAGTGATAGGCGATTTACACGCCCCGTTTGACCTAGACAGCTACTTTGACCATTGCGTAGAAGTATATGAGAGATATAACTGTAATAGAGTTGTATTTATTGGAGACGTAATAGACAATCACTATAGTAGTTACCACGAGACAGATGCTGACGGTATGGGTGGAGGTCAAGAGCTAGAGTTAGCTATCCAGAGATTACAGAGGTACTACCACAGATGGCCTGACGCTCACGTTACTGTAGGTAATCACGACAGAATCATTATGCGTAAAGCTCAATCAAGTGGAGTGCCTTCTGCATGGGTTAAGGACTACAAAGAAGTGTTGCGTACTCCAAATTGGAAGTTTGTTACTGACGTAGAAATAGATGGCGTTCTATATATCCACGGAGAAGCGGGCACAGCTAAGACTAAAGCACGCTCAGATATGAGAAGCACCGTTCAGGGTCATTTACATACTCAGGCGTATACTGAATATTTTGTGGGCGCTAACTCTAGAGTATTTGGATGTCAGGTAGGATGCGGTATTGATGCTAAGAGCTACGCTATGGCTTATATGAAGGTAGGTAAGAAGCCTGCTATTGGATGCGCAGTAGTGTTAGGAGGTAAAACAGCTGTTAACGAATTAATGGTCTTATAATGTTAGAGTATAAAAAGAATTGCACAGGCGTTTGCGAGGACTGCGCCTGTGATATGCTAGAGAATCCACCATTTGGTAATCAAGACACAGCAAAAGACCGTAAAAGCTTTCCAGTATATTCCGGCTTATTAACTTATTTCCCGGATGCTATAATGGAAGTAGCTAATTGCTCATTAGT